ATCGACGTTACCGAGAAGGCGCGGCAGTCGATAACGGCTGTGCCGGAGTGGTCGGAGTGAGCGGCTCCGGCTACGGCTACGGCGACGGCTCCGGCGGCGGCTCCGGCGACGGCTCCGGCTACGGCTCCGGCTACGGCTCCGGCTACGGCTACGGCGACGGCTCCGGCGACGGCTCCGGCGACGGCTCCGGCTACGGCTACGGCTACGGCTCCGGCTACGGCGACGGAAAATGATCGAGGCGGGCGCGGTCGGGCGGATTCGGCCGCGTCCGCTCTTGACATCCTGCGGGATGGTTTGGAATAATCGGACCGTGCGAGATAAGAAAACCAAGATTTCAACCCCTTCTGAGCCGGAAGCAGTTTTCTTGGCTCGCACGCAGGAGGGGATTTTTATTTCCAAAGATCGCGGCATCGGCTTCCTTGGTCCCGATCAGGTCCGCCCGTTCTGGATGGTGTGGCGGTCATCGAGCGGACAGCGTCCGCGTGTCGCGCACTTTAACTTCGCGTCCGCGAAGGCAGAGGCGGAGCGGCTTGCTAGGAATAATCCGCGCGTGGTGTTCGTGATCCTGCGCTCAGAGCAGACGGCGTTCTGCCCTGGGCCCGGGTTCAAGATCCAAGCGCGTGAGTGCGTACCAGATATGGGCAGGCGGGGTGCGACCCCCAGTATCCCAGAGACACGGGCAAGCTCGGTCTTACGGAACGCGACAGCCGTTAGGCGTTGACGTTCGCGGGGGGCTTCTGTCACCCTCCTCGAGTCGGTAGGTGTGGGCTCTACTCTTGCCCACTGTCCTACCGGTGGGTCGCGCATTAAAGGCCTTTTATAAAGGCCGTCGCGTGGGGGAGAGGATGACGAGGGCGGCGGACGAGGAGAAGACGGGGAGCCCATTCCATGCGTTCCTCGATGGCGTCATCCGGACGTATTTCAATTATCGGCCAGGAGATCCAGACCCCGCGCAAAAAGCAGCCGTCGGTGCCTGCTACCGACGGTTCGGGAGAGCCGCTCGGGATATAATGGCCTTCGCCCTAAACGACCCGAAGCGCGCCCGGCGCGGGGTAGAGGCGATCGGGGTGAGGATGGAACAATCTGGCCTGACGTGGAACCTTGATACGGTTGCTCGATGGTTCCCGGATTGGATGGTGGACCCGGAGGCATACGAACGTGAGACGAAGAACAAACGCTTCGGCCGCTGACGAGGCGGAGAGGGTCGAGGAGATCGACCGACTCCTGACCAAGTGCTGTCGGAAGGTGGTTTGCCGGACTGAGATCATCTACCAGGACAACGCGAATACCCTCCATTGCGCGGGCGTGACGGTGTTCTGCACGAAGTGCCGGAAGCCGGCCAAGTACGGGGACAACGCCTTCTATCTGGTTAAGAAGCTGGCGGCATGGCCCGACGACTTCACCCAGGGCGTCTGGGATATGGTCAAGGCCGTGGGGTGGATCGTTCGCGCGCGCGGCGGGGGTGGTTTGTACATCGGTCGGGACGAGAGGGGCGTCCTGGGAGCTTTGGGGCATGGTCAAAAGGTCATGGTCCCGAGGGCGTTGACGGAGGGGGAGAAGGCCAGCGCGGACGCGCATCAGCCCGATCCTCCAGAGCCCGAGGATTTCGAGTAGGCGGCGGTTGATTAACGCCACCGTATAGTGGCATAATAACGCCAATGGGAGACACGGACGCGGGAAGTGCGGGTAGTCGAGTCTGCGCGCGGTGCCGTAAGGCGTTCACGCCGAAGGTATCGTGGCAATCCCACTGCACGAACGCCTGCGGCGGCAGGGCCAGGATCGAGCGATACTGGGCCAAGAAGATCAAGGGGAGGATAGGATGACAACGGCGACGATGGAGAAGGCGGCGGCGTACAAGGAGACTCATACTGGGGTGATCCCGCTTTCTAGGATCGACACGCACGGGAATTTTCGGCGGACGTTCGACGCGAAGAAATTGCAGGAGTTGTCCGACAACATCAAGCGCGTAGGCGTCCTCCAGCCGGTGCTTCTGCGGGAGAAGGACAAAGGCACGTTCTGGCTGATCGCGGGAGAAAGACGGATCCGCGCGGCGAAGATGGCGGGGCTCACGGGGATCCCCGCGCGGGTGTTGGACGTGACGGAAGACCAGGCCGCTGAAATCCAGGCGCTGGAAAATCTCCACCGCGCAGATCTGAACCCGATCGAGGAGGCCCAAGCCTTTAAGACGCTCCGCGACAACGGCGGGTATGAGGTCGAAGCCCTGGCGGAGAGGATCGGGAAGTCCACGACGTACATCTACCGGGCGATCCGTCTGCTGGAACTCATGAAGGACGCGCAGGACCTCGTCGCGTCTGGCCGCATGGTCGCGTCGGCGGGGCACCAACTCCTCCGGACCTCGAAGGAGGCGCAGGCGGAGTTCGTCAAAGCCGTCAAGAAGGGCGAGTACCCAACCACGGCCGACCTGGCGGAGGCGATCGACCGCGCGGTGGGGCGCGATCTTGCCCGCGCTCCGTTCCCCAAGGATAAGGAGTACGCGGAGAAGATCGCTTGCTCCGCCTGCCCTCATAATAGCGGGAACCAGGGGATGCTCTTTGACGGCGCGAAGAAGGGGCAATGCTCGAACGCTCCGTGCTTCGACACGAAGATGGCCCTATTCGTCGGGCAGACCGCCGTGAAGGAAGCCGAGAAGATCGGGATCAAGAGCCTGGGCGTTAAGGTCTTGGGATACGGCGGAGAAGTCGAGGGCGTGAAGGGCGCGATGGTGATGCCCGACACGGTGGACAAGAAGCTGATCGCGGAAAACCCTGACAAGTTCGCGGTGGCCGGCGTGGTGCCGAGATATCAGGGCGACAAGCCCAAGGTCCGAATCATCTGCCTGGAGCCCTCCATCCTGCCAAAGGAGATTCGGGAAGGAAAGAGCCCGCAGGAGGTAGCGGCCAGCAAGAAGGCCAACGCGGAGAAGAAGCGGAACGCTGCCATCCTAGTCGAGATGTACCAGGAGATCGGGGGGATGCTCAAAACCGATCCGGGTGCCGATGAAGCGAAGCTCCGCATCCTGGCGATCGTGCAGGCCTTGGACAATTCGTATCGCCCGCGCGCGATCTGGGACGCCTTCGGGGTAGCGAAGAAGGGGTCCACGGCGGTCGAGCGGAAGGAACTCGAGAAGCTGACGGCACCTGAGCTCGAGCGGATCGCCTTCCTGTTGGCGGTCGGCGGATTGACGGACTACGAAGGACGCGCCCAGAAGGTGTACGCTGACCTTGGATTCAGGATGGCGGATATCCGGGCGAGGGCCACGAAGGCCGTCGCGGCGAAGGTCAAGCCGGTAAAGAAGTGCTAATGGCAAGTTGCCGAGGGTGCGGAGCCAACATCACCTGGGCCGTCACGGAGGACGGGAAGAAAATACCGCTCGATATGCGCCCGCCCGTGTACGAACTGATGACCATGAACCCGTTCGACGCCAACCGCGCGCTGACGGCGATGCGGCTGGATCGCGCGCGTTTTGGTGTATCGCATTTCGCAACGTGTCCGAAAGCAAACGACTTTTCCGCGTCCAAGGAGACGCCATGAGAATCAAGCTTCCCACGCGGCCGTGGTTGTACAAAGACCTTGACGACGTGGTGAGCAAGATCGTCCGTGAGGTCTGGACGGAGAAGACGGGGGGGCGGTGTCCTTTCGGATGCGGCCGTTCGATCGAGTGCGCCTTCCATTTCATCAAGAAGTCCAGGTCGCTTAAATTAAGGTGGGACCTCCGAAATATCGTGGGGGCGTGTATGCCCTGCAACGGCTATATGGAGGTCGCGCCAGCAAAGTTCTTCGCCTGGTATGCAACGCGGTTCGGGGCGGAGCAGTTGGCGGAGATCGAGCAGGAGTCCCACGGCAGGGCATTGTGGTCGCGGTCTGACCTGGTGGAGATGTTGGCAGGGTTCCGGGCGCAGTGGATCGAGATGGGGGAGCGGTGATCGCCCGTATTGTGACATGGTGGCGGGAACGGTGGGAGCGCGCGCAATTCGCCCGCAGTAGACCGCGAGGCGCGGAGTACGACCAAGCCGCGTTCGAGGAGTGGCGAAGGGGACAACGGCTTTTGCGCCGCTCATTGTGGGGGAAACGGTGAGCATTCTGGAGCCGCGTCCTTGGGGCACGTTTGAAATCCTGGCAAAGGGGCCGGGGTTCTGGGTGAAGAAGCTCACGGTGCAACCAGGAGGCCGGACGAGTCTCCAAAGACACCACCACCGGAGCGAGCTTTTTTCCTGTCTGGCGGGGACTGGGATTTTCTACAAGGACGAGGGCTCCTTCGCCGTGGTCCCCGGCGCTGAGATCACGGTGCCGGTCTGCACGCTTCACCGGATCGAGTGCCCCAAAGAGGCCTCCGGTCCTCTGGTCCTCCTGGAGATCGCGCGCGGGGCGGTGCTGGCCGAGGACGACATCGAGCGGTTGGAGGATGACTATGGGCGCGCGTGAAAAGGTCGGGGACTTGAAGCCCGCCCCGTTCAACCCTAGGCGGATCAGCGAGAAGAAGCTGACGGCCCTAGGCAAGGCCATGCGGGAGTTCGGGGACCTTGGCGGCGTAGTGGTGAACGTCCGGACCAATCGGATCGTGGGAGGACACCAGCGGGTCAAGAACCTCCAGCCGGATTGGGAGATCACGAAGAAGGCCTCGAAGGATAAGACGGGAACGGTTGCGGCCGGGACGATACAGACGCCGTGGGGTCCGTTCGGATACAGAGAGGTCGATTGGGACGAGAAGAAAGAGAAAGCGGCGAACATCGCGGCCAATGCACATGGCGGAGATTGGGACCAGGCGAAACTTCGCGGGCTCGTGGCCGAGTTGAACGACGGCGATATGGACATGGATATTGTCGGGTTCGATGAGGAGGAACTCAAGAAGCTCATCGCCGAGGGGGGGGGGGGGTGTCGCCGGCGGGGGGGTGGGGGTGCGGGGGGGGGGGGGGGGGGAGGAAGAAAAGGGGGCGGGGGGGGGGGGGGGGGGGGGGGGCTCTCCGGGCGCGGTTACGTTCGCGGAGGAGTTGGGAGAGGAGAACAATTATATAGTCCTCCAATTCAAAAATGAGACGGACTGGATGCAGGCGCTCACACTGTTCGAGCTTCAATCGGTGTACGCGCGCCGGCGGGACGGGAAGCCGTGGGCCAAAGGGATCGGGCGGGTTCTTCCCGGGCCAGACGCGATAGAGAAAATGAGGGCGAGTGCTAATTAACCGTGGGCGGCTCAAGTTCAACGTGCGCGAGGATACACTGGATGAATGGGTGGTGGATGAGGTACTCAAGGTTTACCAGCCTGCGCTCTCGATGAGACCCGGCGACATTGTAATGGACATCGGCATGAACATCGGCGCGTTTTCCTGTCTAGCCTGCTTCTCTTGAAAAAAACTTTGCGGTGCGCGCAAAAAGGGACGGCCGGGGGTGGACGCAGATGGTGACGGCGGAGCGGCGACCCGAATTGCAAGAGGTCGCCCGTGACTGACAAAATCGTGGTGGTATCGCCCTCCTACAAGCGGGGCAAGGAATTGGTCCCCGTAGCGAAGTATCTGCCATCCGTGGTGGTCGCCGTCCATGAGTTCGAGGCGGAGGAGTACCGGAAGTCCGGGCATACGGTGAAGGTGATCCCGGACGCCGTGCGCGGGAATATGGCGCGGGTGAGGAACTGGATCGTAGAGACCTACGCGGGCGCGCGCGGGGTGGTGATGCTCGATGACGACGTTTCGGGCATCATGGTCTGGGAAAATCAGAGAGAGCGGAAGCTAACGGCGGAGGAGGTCGGGGAGTTCTTGGAACACGGCTTCACGATGGCGGAGCAGTGGGGGGCGTATCTCTGGGGCATCAATATGGTGTACGACAAGGGTGCCTATCGGGAGATGATACCTTTCTGCACGGTGCGTCCGGTCCTCGGGACGTTCTGCGGGATCAGGCCAAACTCGATCCGCTACGACGAGGCCCTGCCGCTAAAAGAGGACTACGATTACGCCATCCAGCACCTAAACAAGTATCGGATTATCCTCCGGTTCAACAAATACTGCTACGTCTGCGGCCACAATGACCGGGTCGGTGGTTGCGCCACCTATCGGACGATCAGGCGAGAGCGGGAGAACTTCGAGATCCTGCAAAAGAAGTGGGGCTCGAACATCGTGAGAATGGACCACGGGAACGACAAGGCCTCCGTCCGGAGAGAAGGGAAGACAAAGACGTTCGACCTGAACCCGAAGATTCAGGTGCCAATCGCTGGCGTTTAATGACCCCCCACCAAAAGGCGCTAGACGAGATTCGGGGGCGGTTGAAGTCGGCAGACCTTCTTAGGAGCCTGAGGAATTTGTTCGTGGGTCACTGGAAAGAAGGCCGCACAAAAAACACTGCTACTGGAGCAAATGGAGCGGCCTACGCAAGCGCCGGGGGACGTGAAGAAATCCGACGTTGAAGTCCTGGCGTCCGGGTACTGGTGCCCGAGTATGCAGTCATGGTTCCCGAATAAATGCAATCACGGGAGGCCGCAGCCGCACGATGAGAGCGATAGCGTTCCGGCGCTTGTAATCACGCGCAAGCGCCGGGGGAGGGCGGGATGAGACTTCTACCAGCGTTGTCCTGGGTGGCATTGCTTTCGCTGCCCCATGTCCTCGGCGGGTGCGATAATGAGCGCGCGTACAAAAGACAGCAGGAATGGGATGACCTAAGATTCGATGCCGCAAAGAAAGCTATCGAGCCCTGCCATAAGCGGGGCCGATCCGTCATCTTTAGCCACTGGGATGGGCGCATGGTGGATTGCAGGTAAATGGCCGCTAGACCGAAAAAGGAAACGATCCGCCATAAGGAGGCGTTGGCCTACTACATCGGTCTGGGCGCGCGGCGGACTTTAACAGCTGTGGCCGCGAAGTTTAGCAGATCCGTGCAGGCGGTCGTGAAGTGGTCCCAGACCTTCGAATGGCAGAGGCGGGTCCGCGAGGCGGACGAGACGGCCGGCGCGAAGATCATCCAGAAGGCCACGGACTCCCTGGCGGAGGTCAAGGACCGGCAGATCAAGATCACCCGGCTGATTCAAGGCAAACTCGTCAAGCGGCTCCAGGCGGACGAGATCGAGCCCACGGTGGCAGACGGATTGGGCGCCATGCGGCATGAGCTCACGCTGTACGGCCAGTCCGGAGAGCTACCCAAGGACCTGAGCGCGAACCCAGTCACGGAGTCGGATGCCGATACCATCATCCTCGAAGAAACTCGCCGCCTTACTGCAATTAGAGCGCGAAGAGGCCGCTGAACTTCCCGGGGGTCCGTGGGAGTTCTGCCCTGCGGAGCTCGAGGAGTTCATCGAGTCGCGCGCCTTCTTAGGTTTGCGGGGGAAGGTCTGGCCTGCGGTCAAGCAGGATATCTGCGACCTATACGCCTCCGGGAAACATGAGGGCGTGTTTTGCGAGGCCATCGGGGCCGGGAAGTCAACCAAGGCGGCAATCATAGCGGCCTACGAAGTCCACCGGGTCCTGTGTCTTAAAGACCCGCAGGCGACCTTCGGCCTACTTCCCGAGTCCAAACTTACGGTGATGAACATGGGACCCAGAGCTGCCCAGGCGCGCAAGGTGGTATTCGGGAAGATCAAGGCCCTGGTGGAAAACGCCTACTGGTTCCAGACGCGGTTTCCGCACGACGCGAAGATCATCACCGAGCTTCGTTTTCCCAAAGACGTTTACGTCATCCCCGGGAATAGCCAGGAGACTTTTCCGATCGGGTATGACCTCATCTGCGCCATCCTGGACGAGGCCAGCTTCTACACCGATGCCGAGGGGCGGGACGTGGCGGATGAAATATGGCTCGCTATGCAGCGGCGGCTTGAGTCGCGCATGGCCGATAGGTGGCCGTGGAAACTGATCGGCATCTCCTCGCCAAAATACGAAGACGACTTCACCGAGCGAAAGATGCGGGACGAGACGATCTTCCGTAGGCGTCGGAAGCTGTGGGAGGCGAAGCCGGACCAGTATGGGGACAATTTCGTGACGTGGGAGCCGAACAAAGGGGAATCCTACGAGATCCCCAAGTCGCTACTGGGCTACGCGATGAAGAACGCCCACAAGTTCAAACGAGACTTTATGGCGATGGCGTCCGGAGCGCTGGACCCGTACTTCTCCAACCGGGACGCGATCGAGGCGGGCATTGACCGGACGCTCAGGTGGGTGGATGGGCCGATCATCCCAGAGGACTTCAAACCCGAGAGCGGGAGGTCCTATGTATTCCACATCGACCTGGGGCATACACGGGACGCCTGCGGAGTCGCCATCGGACATCGGGAGGGGCCGCACGTGAAGCTGGACCTCGTGTGGAGGATCGCACCAGGGGATGGGAGAGAGGTTAACTTTGCGGCGGTGCGGGACGCCATCCTGGCCTTGCGGAATCGCGGCTTCCGGTTCAGCCGGGGGTCTTACGACGGGTGGCAGTCGGTCGATTCGATCCAGATTATGAATCGGAAGGGGATCGAGTGCGACGTATTAAGCATCGACCGAAACCTGGAGCCTTATGACACGCTCCTGGAGGGCGTGAACCAGGGCACGGTCCACTACCCGGAGCACCCGGTCCTGATCCACGAACTGCGGAACCTCGAGATGGTGAAAGGCAAGAAGGTGGATCATCCTCCGAAGGGCTCGAAGGACCTCGCTGACGCTTGCGCTGGCGTGTGCTACCATCTGCGCGTCAACCCGCCTGGATCGCCTCAATCCGTGCTGATCGCGCGGAGTCGTCCCGGTCCTGGCGCGCGCGGGTATTACGGCCGATCGCCATACTGAGCGGGAAGCATTGACAGCGCGGGCGTGGTCCTGCTAGACTCGCTGCGTGGGTTCTGCCAACGGAAGGCCCGAAGCCGCCCCGGCAGCAAAGCCGTTCGCCAAACGCGGGAAGGGGCGCGCGCCGGATATGCGGGCGTTCCTCTCCGAAGCCTACGATCCCGACGAAGAATTTAAGGCGCTCAACCACTCCACCAAGAGCCTCTATTCGCGGTTTCTTGAGGCGCTATTCGGAGAGCGGACGAAGACCGGCGGCCTGGGGAAAGCCAGCGCCATCCCTGGCGTGGAGTATGCTCGCATCTTCGAGGTCAACCGAGCGGGCGGGTATCGGGTCCGGAGCATCACAAGCAACGCCGAACTGCGGGATGCGGTGCGGCGGGCGGAAGTCGGCTGGCCCAAGGTCCAGCGGATGCTCGAAGCAGGGATCAAGCTCAAAGACGACTCACTGATCGACCCAAAAGAACGCGCCTTGCGGGAATCCTTCTTTGACACAGAGGACCCTACCCAGACGATCGCTGGCACCAAGCCCTTCCAGGAATACGTCCCAATCATGGGCGGGCCGTTCTCCAAGCAGTTGTACCTCCACGATATGCTGGACGGGTTCGCTAAAGCCTTCGAGGCGTTCAATCACAACCCGATCGCCCACCAGGGTGTGAAGATCATCACTCACTTCGTACTTGGTCGTGGAGTATCCGCGAAGGCCTGCCACCCAGAGTGCCAAGAACGGTGGGACGCCTGGGCCGACAAGCTGGACCTCAACAGCCGGCTGGAGATGTGGAGCGACACGATCAGCCGGGACGGCGAGCTCATGCTCCGGAAGGCCGTCAACCCGATCACCAAGGAGTTGAGCGTGCGGTGGGTGGACCCATCTACGGTCTGGGAGATCGTCACAGACCTCGAAGACATGGAAACCGGGATGGGCGCGTCGAGCGTGGGCGTGTTCTATTACCATCAGCAGTTCCCGACGCAGTATCAGGTCCTCTACAGCGGCGGGGCGGATCAACGCTTCGACCCAGGCCGGTTTGAGTCCTCGAAGTACGTCATCAACCAGATACCGGCGGACGAGATGCTCCACTACAAGATCAACGTGGGGCCGAACGAAAAGCGCGGGCGCTCCGATCTTTTCCCGGTCCTGGGGTGGCTGAAGCGGTACAAGGATTTCTGGACGGCGCGCGTCCTCCGGGCCATCGTCCAGTCCACCTTCGCGTGGAAGAACAAGATCAAGGGCTCCGACTCCGATGTGCAGTCCTTCATTAATTCGTTCGGGAATCAACAGCCCGAGTTCGGGAGCGTGTGGGTGGAGAACGAGGCCAGCGAACTCACCCCCATGACCGTTGACCTCAAGGGCTCCGACGGAACCGACGAGGCGATGGGGATCATCAACATGATCGCCGTGGGCCTGGGAGTCCCGAAGGAATACCTGGGCTTCGCGGATCAGAGCGCGCGAGCCAGCGCGGTCGTGGCCTCCGAGCCGGGGACCAAGAAGTTCCAGGCGCGGCAGATCACCCTGGGCCGGGTCCTGCGGGATATCGCTCAGGCCTGGGCGCGGGGGGAGATCGAATCAGGACGGCTTCCTAGCGTGGTGGTGGACGAGGAGACGGGGGAGACGGTCGATCACAAGGTCAAGATCGACTTCCAGTTCCCGGAGATCGCCATCGAGGACCGGAGCGCCAAGATCAAGGACGTGGACTTCGCCGTGGTGGGCGGGTATATCTCCCATGAGGACGGCGCGGCGATGATCGCCAAGGAGCTTGGGATCGAGAATTTTGACTACGACGAAGCCCAGGCCGAGATCGCGGCGGAGGAGTTGCGGCGCGCGGGAGCGCTCTATAACCGCCCTGCACCGATCGCGGGACAGCCCCAGGTGCCTCAAGGTTCTGCCGCGGCCCCTGCTGGGTCGGGGGCCACGGCGCCCGAGCCCCAGCCGAAGCCCACGGGCTCCCTGGGCGGTCAAGAGAAGCGCGAGATCAGGCTCCAGCACCGATCTTAAATGGCCGGCGGCGAGATGGACCCCACCACGCCCCTGGATCAAGCGGCGATCGAGGAAAGGCTTAAAGGCCTGGATCAGCGGAAGGTCGGGCGGTTCTGGCGGCTCTACCGTGGCCGGCAGGTGGACCTCAACGTGGCCGAGGTCGCCCAGAGGCGGGAACTCCGGGGCTTGTTCCGCGCGGCGCTCGAGGACCTGAACAACGAGGTCCGGCAGTCCTTCGATGCGGTCGGCGTGGAGAAGTGGGACCTCGCCACCATGCGCCGAACGGGACGGCAGGACTTCCTGTTTCGGCAGATCGTGAACCGCATCGAGGCCCTGGGTGGACAGACCAACGGCGCGATCGAGCGGTCCCTAGTCGCCCAGTTCAAGCGGGCCTATGCTCACGGGGCCTATTCGGCGCAGGAACTTGGTGCCAATCCCGAGGCCATCCGGTTCGGGATCATCCCTGACCAGGAGATCCTGGGGATGCTCTACCAGGATTACCAGGGCGCGAACTTCTCACAAAGACTGGGGATCATCACCGACGACATGGCCCACCGGATTCAACAGGGGCTCATGCGCTCGATGATCGACCAGGAGAGTTGGCTCCAGGCCGCCAAGCGCATCCGTGGGGAGATGGGGACGAGCGGACGGGCGGCGACTTCGCGGGCGGAGATGATCGCGCGAACGGAACTCCGGAGGGCCAGCAGCCTTGGTGGCTACCAGTTCCGACTAGAGAATGAAGAAGCGATCGGCAAGACGGTATGGCTTGCTCATGCGGGGGCGTGTCCGGTTTGCGTTGATCTGGACGGCAGGGAGTTGGACGGCCCGGAGGATTACCCCCCGGCCCTGAGCCACCCCAACTGCACCTGCACGTACATGGACTTGCCGATCGGGCAGACCTACGGAGAGTTCGGACAGACGGATCAGCCCCAGCAGACGTTCAAGGATTGGGCGGCGGATCACGGGGCCACCGGATTGATCGTGGGAGGAACGGAGTAGATGCTGATCACCGAGATCACCCGGAGGAAGGAGAAGCAGCGTGGATGGTTGCTGATCCTGATCGGGATCGCGCTGATGGCGCTCGGGATACTCGGCGTGGGATGTCGCCACACGGGGCCCAGGATTCACGTGCTGTTTGACGGGGTGGAGGGATAGGATGGCTGATAACGTCTACCAGTTCATCGGGACCAAGAACGCGAGGCTCGTTAAGTTCCTCGATCGGCACGAAGGCGTGAGCGGCGCGCTCATGAAGATCGTCATGCATCTGGAGCAGATTTCCAGTGAGTGGGGGCGGGACCTGAACAAAGAGAGTTTCGAGGTAACGGCGTCTCCCGACGGCAGGATGGTGTTGATCAAACTCAGGGCCGGGAAGCTCTCTTGACAAAGCGCGAGATGGTCTGCTACAAATGATGCAGAAGCATCGGATGGGATGGAGGAGCCGACACGCGGAGGCTCTTTTTTTGTGTCTGAACTGAGGAGCGGACTGGTGGAGGCCGGGATCATGCGCGACGGAGCGATCCCCGCCCCGCCGGTTCCGATGGCGAAAGGAGACAAGGCGAGCGATGCCGATAAGAGGATCGAAGCAGGATACGTTAGCTCCCCGGTCCCGATCCATTGCGCCACCTGCGTCTTCGTCCAGATGAACTTCTGCCAGCGCTGGAAGTTCAACGTGGACCCGGAGAAGGGATGCTGCAACTACTGGGACAACGACGCAGCGATCAACTTCGCCCTGGGTCGGATCACGCCATGATCACCGAGAAGACCCCGGCCGGGTGGGAGCCCACGGTCAAGAGGATGAAGACCGATCCTACTATCTACAATCCATGGGCTCTGGCGAACTGGATGTCCGATCAGGGCTACGCTCCGGGCGGGAAGGAGTGCGAGAATCTTGCCGAGGCCTGGAAGAAGTACAAGGCCGCCGAGGCCAGCGCCCCGAGCGCCGCCGGACAGCTTTACCGACCCACCCGCGAGGCCGACAAGCTCCTGCGGTGGGGCGTCCGATTCTGCGAGGGCGCGCGCGAGACGATGGTGGACCCGAGGCTGCGGCAGGTCCCGGTCTATATCATTAGCGAGGGGCCCGGGAACAAGGTGGACAAACACTTCTACACCAAAGAGGCCCTGCAGAAGTCCTACGCGCGCTTCGATGGGGCCAAGTGCTACGCGGACCATCCGGACAAGATCGAGGAGCAGGCCCGCCCCGAGAGGTCTATCCGCGACATCGTTGGGTATTTCCACTCCCCGGAATACGTCGAGGTCGGGGGGGTGGGGAAGGTCAAGGCCCTGCTGAAGATCAATCAGGGCGATGCCTTCGCGTGGGCGTGGGACATGCTCGTCGAAGCCCTGAACTACTCGGACAAGTTCCCGAGCCAGGACTACATCGGAATCTCCATCAACGCGGACGGCGTGACGAGCCCCGTTGATAAAGAGGACGGGACCTGGCACGACGTGCAGGACATCACTCGAGTCGTAAGTGCCGATATCGTAACTCAGCCCGCCGCCGGAGGGAAGCCGCTCAGGGAAGCAGTCCCCGCCCTGCGCGAAAGCGTAAAGGCGATCCTGGAGAGCGGAGCTACCAAAGGAGGAACCGTGGAGAAACACAAAGAAGCACTTATGAAGGCTTCCGAGGCCCTCAAGACGATGCGGGCAGCGGTGGCGAAGGACCCCGCGCACGACAAGGCCTATGGGCCTGCGTTGGATGAGGTGAGCGGGCACCTGGACGCTTTGCACAAGGCCCTGGGCGATGAGCCAAAGAAGGACGAGCCGAAAAAGGAGGAATCAGAAATGGCGAAGCCCGCCGAGAAGGACGGCCAGCTTGAGCCAGTGAAGGCGACGGAGGAGGAGGCCTACGCGGCCGAGTCGGCGCGGTTCGCTTCGGGGAAGATGACCGAGGGCGAGAAGCACCTATTCGAGCGGTGGCAGGGCGAGCGCATGGTCCGGAAGGCTGCGGCAGACAAGGTCGTGGTTGACAAGAAGCTCGCGGAGTCTGGCATCCCGGCGCAGTTCCATGACGAGCTTCGCATCCTCATGACCGGCAAGACCGAGAAGCAGATGGATGTCTTCGTGGCATCCCGCAAGGCGCTGTTGGAGAGCGTGACCGCTGCCCGAGTTCCGGGCGCGGGCGGGAAGACGGGCGGGCCTGAGGCTCGCACCAAAATGCAGGAAGCCCTCGCCGGTTCTGGGCTCCTCAAGGGAGGCAAGTAACCATGAGCAGCCCCAACAACCCGTCCGCGCACGACGCGGGCGTCCTACAGGCGCCGAAGTCTGCGGCCCAGGCCGTGAACTCGGGCGACCTCGTCAAAGTCAGCGCGAACTTGATCGTGCCGATCAGCGCGGCGACGGATGCGCTGCACGGCATCTGTCAGGACACGAGCCCTGTCACCAGCCTGCTGGATCAGTTGAGCACCGTCGTCGTCCTTCGGAGCGGCGTGTTCTTCTTCTTCCTGACGGCCGGCGATACGGTGGCCTACGGCGATGCGGTGTACGCCACGGCGGACCCGCAGATCGTCACCTCGTCCTCGGGCGGCGGAGCGACCAAGGTCGGCCGCGTCCGCGAACTCGCATCCGTGACCGGCGCGGCCGGGAACGTGACCCGGATCAAGGTTGAGTTCAACGCCTTGCCCGAGAACTAAGGAGGAATCGCTACCATGCACATCGGCTACAAGCTGACGGAAGCCCAGATCGAGGAGCGGGATCTCCAACTCGGAGAGGCGTCCCGTTCCCAGACTGAGCTACAGGAGAGCATCAAGCGCCGCCACGGCATTGACCCGGCGGAGCTTGACTGGGGCAAGACCAAGCGGAACGGCAAGGACTTCTGGGCGAAACTGGAGGGCGTCTGCGGCGAGAGCCTGCGCGAGGCGACCCCGGCTTCCGCTCTGGGGCAGTTGTACCGCTACGGCGTCCAGCAGTTCATGTTCGACGCCTACAAGGCCGTCCCGGTGATCTACCCCGACATCGTGCAGATGATCCCGTCGTCCAACCGGCAGGAGTGGTACGCGCCGCTCTACTCTCCGGAGCTTCCGGAGGAAGTCGCTCCGGGCGGGCCGATCAGCGACAGCCGCGTCCAGGGCCTGGACACGGTGCTAATCAACAAGAAGGTCGCTCGTATCTTCGCCATGCCGATCGAGGCGATCAGCGACGATCAGACGGGGCAGCTTGCAAAGCGCCCGTCGAAGATGGGGCAGCGAGTGCGGTACAAGGAAGAGTTCGACGTTATGGCTGCCGTCCGTGGGGCGACGTACAGCACCACGATCGGCAACCGGTTCGCGGCGAACGCCTCGCTGACCCAGCCCAACCTGGAGCTGGCGGACATCGCCCTCCAGGGAATCCGCGATCCGCTCGGCCAGCGGATTATGGTCATGCCGTCGTACCTGCTGGTCAGCACGTCCGATAAGTTCAACGCGGCAAAGCTGCTCAACAGCTCGCTCCAGCCCAGTATCCCGGGCGCGGCCGGGTCCGAGACGATCGGGGATGCGGCCTCCGGGCAGACCGGATGGACGATGACCGTGAACCCGTTGCAGGGCCTGTACAAGCTCGGCGTCAGCCGCTTCCTCGGATCAGGGGACTGGTTCCTGATGGAGGAGCGGACCAGCATCCCGTTCCAGGAGCGCGAGCCCCTGAGCGTGGTGCAGGAAGACCCGAACTCGGGCAAGTCGTTCGACAACGACTTGAACCGGTGGAAGGCCCGCCGACGGTATCAGGTGGCCGTGCTGGAGTCCCGCTACATCTTCGCGGGCTCGATCAACGCCACCGCGCCCGTCATCTGATAGGGCGACCCGGAGATCCCCGGGGATGCTTGGATAGGTCCCCGGGGGCGCGGGTAAAGGATAGGATGGAGGAGGCATGGAAGGCGTGACCAGGAAGGCGAAGGCGGTGCGGACGAAGCGGAAGCGGGGGTTCGAGTATGACCCGAAGGAAGTTGCAGAGTACTCGAAGCCCGCGCCGCGCCAAGACCCAGAAGGCGCGGCGATCGCCATCGCCCTGTCCCGCCTCAACGGTCGGCACGCTACGGGGTACGTCATCGACTGGCGCCCCGTGTGGCTGGCAGGCCTAGATGCCTTCCGGTACTTCTTCCATGAGGACCTGCTGGTGGTGGACACCTTCAGCGTCCCCGGCGGCGAGATGGACGTATTCGACTCGACTCCGGCCTGGATGGAGGAGATGATCGCGAAGAAAGCGCAGCTCTGCGCTGAGCGGGGACTGATATACGTCCCCGTGAGGCCGGACGAGGAACTCGATACCGTGCAACTTGCGGCGAAGATCGGCAAGACGCGGATCAAGAAGCATCCAGAGGAGGCGCACACGCCATGAAAAAGTTTTTCTCCATTCTGCTCATTCCGGCCCTGGCCGGCATTGTTCTCGCGGGGCAGTATACTTTCAGCCCGGACGGCGGGACCACCATCATGAACGTAACCTCGAGCGGTGTCGCCATCGGCAAGGGCAAGACTGCGGCCTCTACGGCCCTAGACATCGTTGGGGATGTCGCCATTTCCGGAACGATCACCGGCGCGGTCGCGGATGCCTCGATCACGTCCGCGAAGATCGCATCAGGCGCGGTCACTACGCCCAAGGTCGCCTCCGCTGCTGTCACGTCCGACAAGATCGCTTCTGCCGCCGTCACCACGGCGAAGATCGACAAGACCAGCGGCGGCGCTGGCGCGCTGTGCGAGATGAACGACGGCACCGGGAAGTTCGGCCACTGCACCAACGCCGACGCATCTGTCTGCGGCTGTCTCTAACCCATGTCCGCTGAAACATGGGAGGTCCTCGCAGGCGTTGATAATCTGGCCGGCCCCGACAGCTTCACGGCGGCGGGGAACGGCGCAACGATTGACTGCACCGATCAGGCGGTCAGCAAGGTTGCCCTGCAGGTCAGCGGGGACGCCGTTGCCGCAACTGCCTGGAGCGTTCTGGCCGAAGGATCACTGGACGGGGCAACGTGGACCTCCATCGTGACGCACATCAACGGAAGCCAGGCGAACGGGGAGACGGTCTGGGCGGTTGATAAGGCCATCCGGTATCTACGCTCAAGGTGCGTTTCCGTGACCCTTGGGGCGGCTGCTTCGATCAAGGCGCGCGTGGTGGGTCTGCCGTAGAATGAGCCATGCCGACACAAGCGCAGGCGCGAACACAGACGCGGGGGCTGATCGACGACCTCGACAGCCCGCCCAGCAAGTCCGTTCGTCAAGAGAACCTGCGGCGGTCGGTGTTGGGCGATCAGGTCAACGGCACAAATAAGTTCTTCCAACTCAACAACCGCAGGATCGCCGCCCCGGCTTCCGTAAGCTCGCTCGTCGTAATCTCCGACGGCGTTACTCTAGCCCCGGTGGTGGATTACAGCGAGGACGACACGCGGGGGACGTTCACCATCCTGGGGGCGGCTCCTGCCGTCACCCTCCTGGCGCGGTACGATTTCCTCTACTTCCTCGACGCGGAACTAGATATCCATATCCAGAAGGGCTTGCAGTTCATCGGCTATTCCGACATCACCACGGTCGCAGATGGGCTCATGGAGCCCTTGTGCCATGAGGCCGGGGCTCACGCCTTCCAGGCCCTCGCTGCGCGCAACGCGCCTCTCTATGACGCGGGAGCGGGTGGGAAGACGCTCAACAAGGCGTCGATCAAGAAGCATTGGCTCGACCTCGCTGCGGCGGAGTTCGAGAATGCCAAGGAGTCATTGAAGAATTTTTACCAGCGGCATGGTCGTCGGGATTCAGCGTCCTACGGCCGGTTCAACACGGGGCAGAAGGAATGGACGCCCAGGCGGTAGCGGCGGCTGTCGTCGTCTCCGCGACCAGCTTCGTGGTCGGGTTCCTTCTTGGATTCGAGGCCGGACATGGGCGGTGGCCAAAGTGACGGCGGTATTCGACCAGGGCGGGACGGGTGACGATCAAGTCCAGTTCGCCGAGGGGATCGTGGAGCAGGAGTCCTCGCTTGAGGAACCGGTTACCATCAAGCAGTTCGTGAGCCAGTCCGCGACCCCGGATGCCTTCGGGCAGAATGTCCAGCCCACCTACGCATCGTTCCCCGCCACGGCGGTCATGGTTGATCTGAGCGTCCATAGCGGGCTCTTGGCGGCGGGAGTGTTGAGTGCGGGGGACCTGCATCTCCAGATCAGGGAACGTCTCCACGAATCGGACGAGGACGCGGGCGGGAGCCACCCTGGGGACCGGCTGATCTTCCGGGGTGCCGAGTACAGGCTGGTCATGCGGCCCGTGCCCGTGGTGGTTGGGGACGTGACCTTCTACAACACATTCCTGCGCCGGACAAACGAGAACTCCGACACGGCGGGGCTCTAATGTTCAGGACCGAGATCATTATCCCCCCAGAGCTTACGGCGATGATCGTGCGCGCCACCAAGGCAAGCAACCAGGTCCGGCCGCTAGTCCGGGCGGCGGTTAAAGAATCAGCCCTGCGGGTCGTCAGTGAGGCCAAGCGCACGGTCCCGGTCGCCACGGGGACTCTGCGCGCGTCGATCAAACCGCAGTTCCTTGGGGATGGGACCGTGGCTGTCATAGGGAGCTACGTCCCCTATGCCCCAATCGTAGAGTACTCGGAAGTTTCCCATCCGGTTATCCCAAGAGGGAGCACCTATCGGAACATCAACGGGAAGGAGGTCACCCGAAGGCGGAAGGGCAATACCAACCCCGATGCGACATGGGGATTTCTGCGGAAAAGCCTCTACGCCGAGTTCCCGAACTTCAAGAAGCGGCTCGAGCAGATCGCGCGGGCGTTCCTCGGCAAATGATACGCGCGTCCCTGGCCGCATTTATCAATGCGTCGGAGCTCGCGTCAACGTATGGGCTCAAAGCCTACGTCATGACCCCGCGCACGGTGTTGAGCGAGATCCCGCTCCCCAGGGCGCTCGTCACCTACCTGGCAGAGCCAGCGCAGGACCTTTGGGTGCTTGGGGACTCACAGAGAAAAGAGAATCCGGTCCTCCAATGCACCTTCTCTTTGAAGACGCCGCAGGACGTGGTGGACGTTCGCGCCCGTTTCCGCCGGCTGATCGAGAGCGCAATGGCTTTGGACACGGGCGGGATCACGCATCCGGGGATCAACTACCTGCCGACGGCCGATCTGCTGCGCGATTCGGGCGATCAGCTTACCTACATCTCCGACCAGCCCGACTGGTTCACTACGCCGACGCCCATTATCTACAAGGAGGACGTGAATGGGACTCCCGTCGTGGTTGGGGGCGGTTACACGATTGATTACGCGCTGGGAAAGGTCACGTTCGGAGCGGCGCAAGGAGCAGGCGCAAAGATCAGGGCCACCTACAAAGCCGGACTCGTTGACTTCACAATCGCCGGGGTGGCTGAACCGCAGATCGTGGACCAGGAGAATAACCCGACTAAGTTCAACGTCGTTTTCGATCTGGCGGCGTGGTTCCTGATAAAAACCAACGCCAACAAGTACCTATGAGCGCGGGCGAAAAGATATACTGGGTGTCGCAGGAACTTCCCGGCGGATGGTTGGGGAATGGCGCGAGGCTTCTGCCAAGCAAGGCCGACGCGGAAGATTCCGCGGCGAGGATGAGCACGGCGACCGGGCAGACGTGGGTGGTGGTGACGAGCGAGAAGGGGAAAGGGAGGATGGCATGACTCGACAACTGATGTACCTGGGAATCCAGAGTAGGCAGGCCGTGACGGCATACGATTTGGAGGGAAGACCGCACTACATCGAGTTCGAGCCAGGGCTCCCCAGGGAAGTCCACGGCGAAGCCGCCGACTATCTTTTGAAGGTCGCCCCGGATCGGTTCCAGGACGAGACGAAGAAGCCCGAGCCCGCTATGGCGGCCTCGTTGGCGGAGGAAGAGGCGCTAACCGAGGAGGACCGACGCGATGCGCCGAAGAAGAAATCCAAGCGATAGGTTTTGGGAAAACGTCACCAAGTCCGAAGGCTGCTGGCTCTGGACCGGGTGCCTGGGGAATTTCGGGTATGGTCGTTTTTGCATTGACGGGAGGATTCACAAAGCCCACCGTGTTTCCTGGTTTCTGCATACGGGTGCGTGGCCTGAAAAGAATATCCTCCACCGGTGCGATGTCCCCGCTTGCGTTAATCCAAAACATCTTTGGGAAGGGACACAGCGCGAGAACATCCGGGATGCGATGGCGAAAGGGCGGATCAAGTTCGGTGAACACAATCGCGTAAAAACACGCTGCTCAAGTGGGCATGAACTTATCCCGTGTCCATGGGGAGGACGGCATCAAGCAAGATATTGCAAAGAATGCAACCGTCTGAGTCAAAGCAGGTATCGGGAAAGAAAGCGCAAGGAGGTCGTATATGGCTAGGATTTCTGGAAAAAATGGCCAGCTTAAGCTCGACGGCTCCGTAATCGCCTCCATCTTCGACTGGAAACTGGACGCGAAAATCCCGCTGGCCGATTCTACGGCCATGCAGGACCAGTACCACCAGAAGCTATCGCTCATCCGCGAGTGGGCGGGCTCGGCGGAGTTCAGGTGGGAGCCTGGCGTCAACGCCTCGCTGTTCACCTCGACTTTCGCGGCGGCGACCACGGACGGCGGGCACCAATCGGGGAAGGTCACGCTCGACCTCTATCCGGACGAGAACGCCACCGAGAAGTTCACGGGGGATGCTTTCTGCGATTTCAGCTTGAAGGTTCCCCATGCCGGGGTGGTGGACGGTACGGTGACCTTCACCGGGACCGGTTCCCTAGTCCGCACGGCGTAAGGAGGCCAGATGGCCCGGATCACTGGCAAGAACGCCACGATCTTCGCGCAACTCGCGCGCACGGATGTCGTGGCAGATACGGCGATGGTGAACTCAGGGGACAACCTGACGTATTCCTACAATTCCTTCTGGGACCCCAACAAGCCGCCGACGATCAAGAAGAACACCGTCCTCGTCGATCGAGAGGACTACACGGTGAACTTCATCAGCGGCACGATCACGTTCTTCGTCGCCAACCTGGTAACGGACGCAATCACGGTCAACGACATCACATGGTCCACGCTGGTTGAACTCGCGGACCTGTTCAACTGGGCGCTCGATGCCAAGATTGACCTCGCAGACGTGACGGGGTTCCAAGACCAGTATCACACGAAGCTATCCTCCTTCCGTGGATGGACGGCTACAGCGGAGAGCTACCATACGAACAGCGTGTGGTTCCCGTACTTCGATGCGGCCCTGCCGGTGTACGTCAAGCTCTATCCCGACGTGGACGTGGTGCAGTATTTCGTGGGCGCTGCGTTCGTGGACTTCGGGGAGAAGGTTCCTCACGGCGGGGCCGTGACGGACGCAATTGCCCTTACCGGAACCGGAGCGCTGGAGCGGCGGACGGTGTGAAACTAGGGCAGGTAGCGGGGATCATGGGATCGAATTGGCAGACGAGCGATTTGTGGCTGGCGGCGTATCTGCGGTGTCGGGGGCACAAGATCCTCACGGTGACGTGCGAGCGCGGACGGGTAACGATGAGCTTTGAAAACGTAGTGGCCCTGAATGAGACGGTGCGGGGATTCTACGACCAGACAGCGGCGGTGGAGCCTTTGGAGTACCGGGCGCAGATCGGTCAGGTTCGGGACATGATCGGGGCGGTGAACCGGGGCGAGGGAGGATGGAATGGGAGCGGCAATGGAAACGGCAAAACTGGCTGAGATCGAGAAGGACGACCGGACGACGCTGACCGAGGAGGAATTTTTTAAGCGACTCCGACCAGAGGAACACGCGCTGACGGTGCCGGAATTGGGAGAGGGCGCGAAGGTGGTACTGCGGCCCCTGTCCCTGGACGATCGGGAGAAGGCCCACAAGATGGCCACTGAGAATGGTCATACGTCGGGCGCGAAGTTCCAGGGCTATACTCTGGCGTTCGGGATGGTTCGCCCCCGCGTATCGGTCGCTCGGGTGCAGGAGTTGATCGCGGGGAACCCAAGGGCGGTTGATCGGATCGCCAAGGAGATTTGGAAGCTGTCCGGCTTGGACAGCCCGGATGCGGTAAAAAACGCCTAGCGGGCGACGTTGGCAGACGGAACTTGCTGACGCTCGCCCGGGACCTAGGAAGGTTCCCATCGGAGATCGTGGGGATCGGTTCGGGGGGGTATCGGATCGAGGTCCGGGCGTCGGGATGGTTGGGGCGGTGGCTTCGGTTCGTGGGGACGGCTCGGGAGGCGCGGGCGCAGGTGAGCGCGGAGGAGTACCAGGAGCTTCTGGCGCTCTACCAACTCGAGCGAGAGGAACAGGAAAGCAAGGACCGGGAGTCGGAAGCTATGGCGCGCGCGGGGAGGATGCTCTAGGTGGCCGACGAAGCCGCAGTAGTACTTAAGGGCTACGACGAGATCAGCGCGCCCGCCGCAAAGGCTATCGCGTCCCTTCAGACGTTGGAAAAGGCCATGCGGAACGTCGCCAAGCAAGGCGATGGCATGTCCCTTGCGTCCGCGTCCGCGCAAGCAGGGATGCAGAGGATGGGTGCGGCGGCGGAACACTCAGGAGTCTCCCATCGCGCGGCGCATCAATCCCTGGCCCTGGTTTCCATGCAACTCGCCCAGATGGCCGGTGTGAGCGAGAAGGCGCACGGCTCGATCCGTCTGCTGGATACAGTTCTATTCAGCCTCGCCAGCACTGGTGGGGCCGTATCCTTGCCCTTCCTCGCGCTCACGGTTGCCATCGCGGCGGGTACTGCGGCTCTGTCTAGCCATAAAGAGGCCGTGAAGCAGGCCCAGGAGAGCTACGACAAGGTCAAAGGGTCGTTAGAGGCCCTTCTGCCCTCCAAGGAAGCAGATCGGGCGAAGACACTGGCCCAAGCGGAGGCGTACCGGGTTCAACTCAGGGCGCAGATCGTCGCGGCAGAGGCTCAGGGGACCTACCGAGACGCCATCATTCGTGGATTCGAGATGGCGGCGAAAGCGGCCATGCTCCCCGTGGAGGCTTTTAGGACCATCGTCCGCGCCGGCATGATGATGGGGGAGGACATCGGCAGGATCGCCAACAACGTGGCGGCGGTCATGGGTGCGATGGGACGCTCTATCGCAGCGGTGGGGACGGCGTTCCGAAACCCCGTCAAGGCCGTCCTCGACTTCCACGCGGCCTCCGCGCAGGTGAGCGCGAACATGGGGAGGCTCTTCAATACGCCCCTGGCGTCGTTCGATGCTTTGAAGTCTGGGGCTGAGGCTGTGCAGAATAAACTTACCTCGATGCTCAACACGCCAATTCAGAACGTGGAGGAGCTTAAGAGGCGGTATGCGGAACTCGGTGCCCTGGTGGGTGAAGTATCGGGGCAAATGTCGGCGGCAATGACGGAGAGGATCAGCGCGGCTACTGAGTTCGGGGCGTCGGCGTTCAAAGCCATCGGGACGGCGGCTGCAGAGGCGGCGATGGGAACGGCGAAGGCGTGGCAGGTAGCCGCAAAGGCCATGATCGCTTCGGTCGTCGATCTGGCGGTCAACTTCATCCGCCAGCATATCCTCATGGCGCAGGCAGCCGCTCTGGTGGCAGCGTTCAAGTCTGGAAAATCCTTTCTTGGACCGATGGCGGCTTTAGCCGGGGGGCTGGCGGCGATAGCGGCCATTGCGGCGATCGGGGCGGGACTGTCTGCGGCCGCAGGGAAGAGCGCGCGCGCGGAGGCTCCTGCGGTCGCGGCGGCGGGTTCTGCTGCTCCTGGCCCGCAGGCGGCTGCGGGTGGAGCCGTTGGGGGGACCCCGATTTCCAGCGCGCAGACCCAGACCAATAACAACGTCGTCGTCAATCTGGGGGTGCAGGCCATCGACCTTGCTGCGATTTCCGATACGCAGTTAAAGGCCCTGGCCTTCCGGGTGGGGAAAGTTCTTAGGGAGGCTGGCGCGACGGGCCAGCTTACACTCACATGAGCTGGCTCGCCTCTTTCAAGCTCGGGCCGATCGGGTACGAACTCCCGATAACGGCGCGGATCATGGCGCTGGGGTTTGACTTCCGGCACGTGGAGGCCATGCAGAGAAATATCCTCGGCGGTCTTCGGAGGAGTCTGCTCAGGGTGAATGTCCCGATCATCACCCTCCAGGCCGGGGCCATGAGCATGGACACGATGGCGAAGCTCCAGGGCCTTCACAGCAGCCAATCCGTCCTGAACTTCAAGAGCAACACGGCCTTCAAGGTCCTCTATCAGCTTTGCATCTCCACGGACACGCTCACGGTCATCCTACCCGCGACGAGCGCCAGCGGGATCACGATCACCGGCGTCTTCCTCAAGTCGGACGTGAACAAGAGCGGGACCAATTACTTCACCAGCGGGTCCTACGACGCGACGACGCGCACGGTCACCTTGGGCACCGATCTTCCAGACGCCAATGCCGAGGTCTGGGTGGATTATTCTTTTACCGGCCACAGCGTCCTGGTGACCCGGTACAGTCCAGCGCCACATCAGGGGCAGTATCAGGACCTTTGGCAAGCCGGGATTGAGCTTACGGGGGCCTAGGTGCAAGACCCGGGGGGGAATTTCGAGGCGCAGCGGGAAGCGGCGGTCAACGCCATCAATTATCGCGTGGCCCTGGACCTGCTGGAGTACGCCAACTCCGCGATGGGGAGCGCGGCGGTAGCCTCCAGCGAGTTTTCAGCCGACTGGCCTGCTGGTGGAGCGATCAACGGGGACAAGACCCACATCAACGCAGGGGCCCCTGGCGCGGCCGAAAATGGCGTCGGTGGCTCGGTCTGGCAGGGGACCGTGGTGTCGGGGGCCGGTGGGGTCCTGGGAACGCCGGAAACGCTCACAATCAGCTTGGGACAGACGCGGAAGGTGAACCGGCTTACCTTGATCTTCTGGCCTACGGATACCAAGAACGGGAACCTAGGAGCCATCGCTCCGCAGGATTTCTTGATCGAGATGAACCCGGACGCCGTAGGGGGGCCTTTCACGACCTGGGAAGGGCTCAAGGACAGAAATGCCGAGGTCGGGAAACCAAACACGGTGACCGTTGCCGGTCAGGTGTCGGACAACGTGACCGATTACAACGTCTTCGAGGACGACACGCTCCAGGCCGTTGGACAAATTAGGATCACGTTCACCAAGCTCCAATCCGTCGGAGTGAGGACTCGCGTGGTGGAAGTGGAGATAACGCGCGCGGTCGATCTGAGCGAGGACGTGGCCAACATCAACATCAGCCGGAAGAAGGACTACCGGCTCAATCGAAGGCTCGCCGGGGAACTGAATCTCACCTTGCGGAATTTCGACAGGAGGTACAGCCCATCCTACAGCCCCACGGTGCAGGAGTTGAGCGGCGGCGGGTACGGTGAAGGAGGGTATGGCGGGGGACCATACGGCGGAGACTCGAGCCTCGTTCCGTTCTTCAATTCTGAGTTCCGGCCCAATCGCCAGTTGCGGGTGTTCATCGGTTTTGGAGCGGGGGAGAAGCCGACGGTTGGGTACGGGGAGGGGGGGTACGGGGAAGGATCCTACGGCGGCGGGTTCAAGTCTGCGGTGCAGGTTTTCACGGGCTATATCGACAGGATCGAGCCCGATGCCAACGGCCGACTGGTCATGGTTAAGGCGCGGGATTTCTTCAAGTACATCATCGCCAAGAAGATCACGACCAACCTCAAGTCGTCGAAGACCCTGGAATTTTTGACGGAGTTCCTGGCCAACCTCGCCAACTTCCCATCGAATCTCATGGTTCTAGACACCTCCACCATCCAGCCAGCCCTGTACTTTCCTAAAGATCGGGAGATCCTGGGCGAGATGCAAAAGCTCGGGGACTCTACCGGGGATTCTGAGGTTTACATCGACGAGTTCGGGCGGTTCTTCTTCCGGTCCTACCTGAACGTCGTATCGCACATTTTTTACGTCGGGAGCCAGGCGTCCTTCAACGCGGGGACCCTGGTCAACACGACGGCCAACGACGAGCCGGGCGTGCTTCGGTTGACCATGACGGGTCCTAATTTCGACTCGGAAGGGACCTGGGAAAGCGCGCTGTCCCCGGTCCTCGATGCCAAGGTGGCCTTCGATACGTTCCTGGCGACGTTCACCACGGGACCAGCGACCTCTATTGATTTTTTTCTGCGCGTGACCAATGATGGGGGCGTGACGTTCACCCCATATCGAGAGATCATCGCGGGGACAAAGATCGGGAAATGGAATCCCGCCTTCTCGCAGGTGCAGATCAAAGCGCGGCTCCGGACATCCGATCCTGCGGCCAGCCCGAAGCTCTACAACGTGACGGTGAAGTACAGGGCGCGCGGTGGGTCTGCGAAGACAACGGATGCGGCGCAGTTCACCTTCGACGCGGAGACGACCCTCCTGCGGCTTCGGCAGACGCTGACAGATGAGGTCGGGGGATCGAATCAGATAATCACCAAGTCCACGGTGAAGAGTACCCCGCTATTCCTTGCGGCCGGAGCCGTGACGGCATGGCAGGGTACGGTTGGGGGGGCGTTCATCAGCGCATCGAATCCGCTCCAGGTCGCCGTGGGAGTGACCGCCATCCAGGCGGACCTGGGCGATACGCAATACGACGTGCCGCAAACCCTGGTTGCAACGGCAGGGACGGCGGTGTTCACGTCGTCAATCTCCAGCCATCCCACGAAGCCCACGATAACGCTCACCGTCACGGCCGCAGGAACGATCACCGACCTAAAGATCACGGGCACGCCGTTCGTGAAACGGGGGACGGTGGAGGCGATCACGTTCGCGGATGATGCCCACATCGCTGAGTTCGGGGAGCGCGCGGACGTGCTCGAGAATGACTACATCGACAACGCGGACCTCGCCAGCGATATTTCCAAGACGACGATCCGGAGGTTCCAGGACCCGTTGCTTTGGCTCCCCACGGCAGAGGTGGCACTCACGCCCAACATCCAGCTAAACGATCGGACGCGGATCAAGGAACCCAATACCGGGCTGGACCAGGATTTTTATACAATCGGGGCACAGCACGAGTTGACGGTGCCCCAAGGGGAAGACGCCACGGCAAAGACCACGCTGGAATTGGTGAACATCGAGGCAAGCACGGCGTGTTTGCCCGCCCATTGGGGCGGACAATTTCGTTTCGACGGCTTCCGGTTGGGTGGATGCCAGGATTTGACCACATGAGGCAACATGGCTAGAGGATCGAGAATCCCCACCGCCAAGCGGATCATCAACGACCCCAACAACCCACCGATCGACCCGGCGGACTATAGCGAGGCCAACGCCGATCACCTCATGTTCCTCTGGGACAACCAGGGCACGGGGGAGTTCTTGGAGGACGCGGCGATCGCCGGAAGGCACCTTAAGCAGCTTTTCGCGCGGGAGCAGGTAACGCCAAACATGACGCTCGAGGTCCTGGCGGGCGTGGCGTGGTTCGCACAAAACAGCTACCAGGTCTTCGCGGGCGGGAATAGCCCGCTGTTCGTGGCCCCGGTCACGAATCCACGGATCGACGTTCTCACGATCCGCAACGACGGCGCACTCTACGTCATCCAGGGCGCGGAGGCCGTGAGCCCTGTCCCGCCTACCATCCCATCGACGGATATCCCGTTGGCCCAGGTGTACAACGTGGTTGGGGAGACGACGATCCGCGACAACGACAGCCAGGTCGCGGGGCAGGGGTACGTCCAATATGATCTGCGCCCGTTCGTCCAGGTCGCCGTAGGGAGTTCTGCGATGCCAAAAATCGGTTTAGTCACGCGGGCGCAACTCGTCGGCTCTGGCACGGTCGTGAGCTTCACGGGCGCCGGCCGCCTTCGCGGGATCGGGATAAGCGCGGCCGCTGGCGGGGGTGGGGTGATAACGGTCACCATCGACGGAAACGCCTACACGCTGACCTTGCCCGGCGGGGCCCAGGATGGGCGCGCGATCTTCAAGACCAGCACCGGAACAACTATGCTGGACTTCGAGGCAACGCCTGCGGCCTATAGCGAACTCATGACATTTTTCAAGGATTCGCTCGTTGTTAGCTCCGGGGCTGGCGCAGCGACTACATTGGTCGTTTACGAGCGGGAGTGACCATGACCAGGAAAAGCATCTGGAAGTTCTGCGCCAAGCTGGTAGCTGCAGTTTCGATCCTGGCGGCCGTTCCTCTGGAGAGCAGCGCCGATTCGCTGACGCCCCGCATGGGTGCCACTAAGCCCACGGTTGGGAGCGCATCCTGGGGGACCAAGCTCAACTCAAACTTCGACATCATCGACACGAGCGCGGCGATCCAGGGGAAGACCAACGTATTCACGGCCTCCAATACCTTCCAGGCCCCGGTCCTACTGCAAAATTCAAGCATCACGCTCACGGGGGTCAACGGGTTCATCTCTGGCGGTTCTTCGATCACAACGACTGGCGGGTTCTTTGGGAGCGGGGCAGGGCTGACAGGGATAGTGACAGCGGGGCTTGCGGACGCTTCCGTGACGACGCCAAAACTTGCACCGGATGCCGTCACGTCCGCGAAAATCCTTACGGCGGCTGTGGAAACGTCGAAGATCGCGCCGGGCGCTGTCACCACGGACAAAATAACCACGGCTGCCGTCACGGCGGAGAAGATCGCGGACGGTGCGGTCACAACATCAAAGATCAATTCCAGCGCGGATGCGACCGTGTCCTCGATCATCGGGACCGCCTATGTCCAGGGGGGGGTAGCCACATCCTCGAAGCTCTCCAACGATGGCGTGGACGTTTCCAACCGAACCTCCGCCCCGACGGCGCAGCGCGGGCGGCTCTACTTCAACCCTGGCTCCGGTGGCTCGCTCAACGTGAGCCTGGATGGATCCACCTTCGTCGCAATATCTACCGGGGGCGGCGGCGGAGGCGGAGATGTGACCCAGGCCGCCGGAGGAGCGTTTGGCCCAGCAGCAAACGTTAGTTTCGCCCATGAGGACGTTATCACGTCAAGCCACCCATGCCGCGTGATCGGCTCAACCCGCACGATCAATATCCCATCGAGTACCGGGAGCAATTCCGTGCACGGAGCGGCCCTCGCGGGTTCAACACTCACTCTCAACGGGTTCTCCGGGAGCACCTTCCTCAGCGTTCGCGGGGACATGGTCCATGATTTGACCGGCCCAGGGAATACTCGGATATCCGTCCTAGTCGATGGTGCCTTGATTGGCCTTGGTTCAGGGACGGACATCTGGAGTGCTTATAACCAGGGCGGGTCCGAGGGTAAGAAATGGGGCCAGGAGTACGTCCACCCCACGGCTCTAACTGCGGGCAGTCACGCTTTTTCTCTCGTATTCCGGGCATCCGACGGCGGAGATGTTTGGAACGTCTATGGCCCGGCGAATTTCACTACAAACTGGATCGAGTACCGAGAGGTATCATGCGCCAACTAATTGCTCTTGCACTGACCGTTTCCTTCGCGGGCCTCGTTCAAGCTGGCGTGGTGCGTGTGCCGGTCACACCGACGGCGACCGACCTGGACATAGACGCGATCACAATCGCGTTAAAAGCGGCTGGGCACGACGCTGGGCCAATCGTGTGTTCCGATGCGTGGCATGCATGCGATGTCTCCCTTCCGGATACATCCACCGCAACCGGCGAAATCCTAGCGCCCATCTTCGCGGCCGTAAAAACGCGAACACAAAAGAAAGCTGACGAGGCGGCGGCCAAGCAAGCCCTTCTGGAGAAGCTGGTGTCGGGAGCAGTACTCACCGACGAAGAGAAAACTGCCCTGGTGAAGTACCTGACGCAAAAATGACCTGGGACGCGATCAAAGAAGCCTGGCCGCTAATCGCTCTGGCCCTCGCCGGGTGGAACTATCTCATCCAGCAGAAGCTCCGCGAGATCGGCGCGCTGTTCCGGTGGAAGGATCAATTTTTGAAGGACTACGCGGCAGACCAACTGCGGATGGTGGAGAAGTTCTGCACACGCGAGGAGGTCCAGCGCGGCATCGAGAAACTTGAGACGCATATCGACTCCCTCGCCAAGAAGATAGACCGGCTCCTGCTGGACCGGCACAGGGACGAGTGAGCGGGAACTACAACATTCTGCCATTCGTGATCCCAGTCGCCGTCGCAGGTGGCGTGGGGTCTTCGGTCACGGAAAGCCTCTTTGGCTACATAAAGCAGATCCGCCTTGACGGGCCGGTGGGGGGAACCGCAACGCTGGACATCGTCAACCCGCAAGGCGTGAAGGTATATTCCCGCGCGTTGCGGGTGGGCGGGAACGAGCTCACCAACGTCCCTGTGCGCGGCGTCCATTCCGTTGCGATAAGCGCGGCATCTGCCGACGGGGCGTGGCAGGTCTATCTGGCCAACGAAACGCTATGACGGCCATCCTGCTGCTGTTTGCGCTCGCCTGCCCGATTCGCGCGCAGAACTGGGAGGGCAATGTCCACATCATCGACCCCCTGCCGCTACCAGTAACCGCGAACATCTCCAATTCTAGCGTTAGCGTCTCCGGCTCGAGCGTGACGGCGTTCCAGGGTGGATCGTGGAACGTGAACACCGGCGCCGGCACTCCCGCGCGCGTGGACCCAACCGGCACCACGGCCCAACCAGTAACGCAGTCGGGGACCTGGGGCGTGGGAATCGAATCTGGGAGCAACACCATCGGCAAGGTGGACCAGGGGGCGGGCGGCGCAAGCGCGTGGAAGGTGGACGGATCAGCGGTGACGCAGCCAATCTCAGGAACGATAACGGCCGATCAGGGTTCTCCACCGTGGGCCATGACAGTCGGAAACTTTCCTGCGGTTCAGGCCGTGAGCCAGTCGGGATCATGGACGACAACACCTGGCACTGGCACATGGACGATTGCTGGCGCGGTGACGGCGGCGCAATACGGCTCCTACACCGTGACGCCGGGGACTGGAACTTGGTCGGTTAGTGCGGCGTCCGGATCGTCAATCTCGATATCTTCCGGATCGCAGACGGTCGGCGTCACCAACGGCCGGCTGAACGTGGATATCAGCGCCCCTGCGGACAAGAATGACTACGCCGCCGACAGCGGGCAAGCAAACGCCGCCGTGTCCGGGTCCGATAACCCAATTATTCTACTGGTGAATTTGTCCACAAATACCGTCAACGTGCGGTTGAAGGCGCGGGTATTTGGGACGGATGTGACCAACACGGCATTCGTGTACCGGACTTTTCTAAATCCAGTGGTGTCCTCTTCCGGCACGGCGCTCTCGATTGCTAACGTCGCAATCAGCACCTCAGCCGCAAAGGCACAGGCCTTCCTCCTCCCAACGCTGTCGTCGAACGGGACGGCGATTGATTCTTACGCCACTGGACAAAACGCGCAGGCGCTCCGCGTCGATGACAACGAGTCGATATCGGTAACATCTGGCAAAAAATTGGCGATCACGGCGCGTCCTCCGTCGAACAATAGGACGGTGTTTATCTCGGTTAGGTGGAGCGAGCAATGACATTCGCTGAGTTTAAGGCAGTCGTCTCCAGGAAAAACATGACCGTGCAGTACGACGAACCCGACGACAAATATGTCGTTTGGGCCGTTGACGGGATTTGCCGTTATGAAGCCATGCTCTGGAAATCAGGGCATGTCCCTGCCGGCATTGACGAAACGCAGAATGCTGCCGATTTGGCCGAGTTCGAGGCGGACTTCAAAGAAGATTGCAACTACGCGATCGGCCAGCGGCCCTACCCGTTTGCGACGGGTGACTTTGACTATGCCGGAGACGCGCCCCCGGTGACGACGTGCGCGGCGGGGCAGGCTACGCCGATCGACTATACCCTGGCGGAGAGCCTGTACGTCGACGGCGGCGATATCGTCCTGGAAGGATCGGTCCTCGGGGACTGGATCAAGGCGGAGATCGTCCACCCGCAGGCGGGCGTGATAAAGACGTACATCAAGAGGCGGAACGTCCCCGCAGCCCCTGCGGGTCTGGCCTCCCCGATCATGCTGCTTAAAACGCCTTATGCGGGATTCATCCCGGCGGGGCTGACGATCAGGCTCACCTACAGCAGCACGGGGATCGTCCCGGTCAAGGTGGGCGTGAACTACTGCCTCCACCGGGCGATATGACCGAGTTCAAAACGCGCCAAAAAACCGTCTGGGTTCTGTGCGTCGTCGCAGCAGGACTAACCATCTGGGACCTATACGCGGTCTTCGGATCGCCAGGCGGAGGAGATACGATCAGCGAGGTTATCCTAACATGGGCGAAGGCGCACCCTGTGGTGCCATTTCTGGCCGGCGTGTTGGGCGGGCATCTGTTCTGGCCGCAGGCCGAGGCGAAGGGGTAGCGGTGGACGATTTCAAGCTCACGGACCATTTTTCGTTCTTCGAGGTCACGGGAACGTCGAACGCGGCCCTACAGGCCAAGAACCGCGCAGAGGCGGAGGACGTAATCCCCGCGCTCAAGGCCCTGGCGATCATGCTCGAGCAGGTCCGCGCGCACACAGGACCGTTGCGGATCACGTCCGGGTATAGGTGCGCGGCGCTCAACGGGGCGACGGTTGGAAGCTCGAAGAAGTCCCAGCACATGAAGGGCGAGGCCGCAGATTTCGTGCCGGTCAGCGGGGAGATCACGGAGGAAACGCTAGAGATGTTCTTTCAGCAGGTCCTCGTCGGAATTATCGCCAAGGGCATCCCATTCGGCCAAATAATCAAGGAACAGGCCAAGCGTGACTACAGCGTGTCGCGGTGGCTCCACCTGAGCCTTGGGGCTCCGTTTCGTGAGGCGGCGGTCTGCGGACAGGTCTTGACCATGACGGACGGCAAGTACATACTCATCAAGCAGGTGCCGATCGGCCGATGAGGTGGCTGGATATTTGGAAGCACGCCGGCGGGATGCTATCATGGACATGGAATTTCTCCAACAAGGATGATCCAATGCTGATGAGGTGCCGCCGGTGTCGGGTTCGGCGCGAGGATCACGCGGGGCATCGGTTCGAGGAGTAGGGAGGGGATATGCTCAACAAGGTCATGCTGTGGCTGGCAAAGCGCGCGATCGGGAAGCATCTAGTTGGGTCGATGGCGTGGGCACACAAGAAAGCGGACGGGAAGCGATCGGAACTGCTCCTGTTGCTCGGCGCGGTGACCTACGGACTTAAGGCGGTCGGCGTTCTCCCCCCCGAGCTCGCGGACAACGTCCTCGCGCTCATCCTCCCGATCTTGCCCGTCACCCTGGCGGATAAGGCCGCAAAGGCCAAGGGCCTGCTGGACGGCATCCTCCCGCAGATCAAGGCGGCGGAGGAATCTAAACCCGCCATCCCGCCTTCGGCCTAACACTCTCCGGCCCTGCCGGAAAGGGCGTGTCCTCGACCGACGCGCCCCGCAGTCCCCGCCTCCCGGCCTCCCGTGTCCGGGGGGCGGTCTTTTGCCCGCACGGTTGACGCGGCCTGACATGGGGGGACTGGACGAACACGGTAACGGGGGTTATAATAAGGTAAGACGCACCGAACACGGGGGGATGATATGGCGCACAACCTGAGCGAGACGAAGGGAAAACCGGCGATGATGTACACGGGCGAGAAGCCCTGGCACGGCCTGGGCACGAAGCTGGAGAAGGCCGCGACGGCGGCGGAGGCGATCGCGGCGGCGGGTCTGGACTGGCGGGTCACCAAGGAGCCCATCTACCTGAAAGACGGGCGGATGATCCCCGGCCGCTACGCGACGGTGCGCGAGGACAACCGCTCGATCTTGGGGAGCGTGGGGGAGGTCTACCGGCCCCTGCAGAACAAGGAGGCGTTCAGCTTCTTTGATGCCGTGGTGGGGTCCAAGGAGGCGATCTACCATACCGCCGGTGCCCTGGGTCAGGGAGAGCGGGTCTGGATTCTTGCGAAGCTCCCCGGCGAGATCGTGGTCACCAAGCAGGACGTGACGGAGAAGTACCTCCTCCTCACCAACACGCACGATGCGTCCTCGGCGGTGGCGATGCTGTTCACTCCGATCAGGGTTGTCTGCCAGAACACGCTCAACGTCGCGCTGGAGGCCGGTGCCGAGCGGCAGACGGTGCGGCATACGGTCAACATGGGGCTCAAGGTCGCGGACGTTGCTCATGGCCTGGGAATCGTCCATCAGCGGTTCGAGGCGTTCGGGGAGGCCGCGCGGGCGATGACCGGGGCGAAGATGGGGGGCGAGGCGTGGCGGGAGTTCCTGCGCGGGTGCGGGATCATCCCGGCGGACGAGGCGAAGGCCCTGACCACCCGGACGCAGAACATCGTCAACGAGATCGGCGCGCTGTTCGAGAAGGGCCGGGGGAACGACCTGCCGGGCGTGAAGCATACGGCCTGGGGAGCGTTTAACGCGGTTGCGGAGTACGTCGATTATGCGCGGTCGAGCAAGGGGGACAAGGAGGAGGGGCGGGCAACGTCTCTGCTGTTCGGATCGGGCGCGAAGCTCAAGCAGAGGGCTTGGGACACGGCCTTCGACTTGGTCGGCGGGAAGCTCAAGGGATAGCCGAAACGCCCCTGCGGGGGCGTCATGGCGGGAATGGTCGCCCGCCGTCTGACGAGGCAGACCGGGAGGGAGGATGGAATACCGAACCGAGTACCGCTGGAACGGGAACTGGAGGATGGACGACATCCCGAAGTGGATGCCGAAGGATGCGGCGATCGCCGACGCCACGACGTTGCTTCAGGACGCGCGAAAAAGGCGGATTGCAAGCTCACCGAGACGCGGGTCCTCAGCGAGATGGGGAAGATCGTCTGGCATAGCGATGAGATCGCGGGAGGTCGCTAACATGGCGGACGGATGGAAGGAGTGCCCGACGGACGACAAGCGCTTCGGGCCGCACGGTGGTGCTCAGTGGCGGGCCGCGCGGTACATGATTCGGTGCGGGTGCGATGCGGGGTACTGCGAGAACCATGCCAAGCCGCGCGTATATGGGGCGATGCTCTGGGGACCCAAGATGGAGCCCGGGAAGCCGCGGCTCTGCCGGAAGCACGCGCGCGAGGCGGCGAAGGAGCGCCAGCGGCTGGAGGAGGCGGCGGACCAGAAGTGGGAGGCGCTTAAGCAGGAGGCCGAGGCGGAGATGCTTGCCGAGGAGCGGGGGGAATAGGATGACAACCAAAACGGGGCGGGTCGCAAAGCTGTCCGTCGGCGGCGTCGAGGCCAGCATCTTCGGGCACGTCTACGGATCGGTGCGCGAGGGGCGGTACTACGCCGAGATCAGGATCAACGTGCCCGGCGATGGCGACTACACGGAGATCAGGCTTGCGCTGGCACCCGGGCACTTCGCGTCTGAGGAATTGGCGCGGGCGTGGTGTGATAAACAGATCGAGCGCGCGGCCTGCATGGTGATCAAATGAAGGCCACGCGGCCTGGGCCTGGGTGCGAGGTCTGCGGCGAGCCGTACAATTATGCGGGCACGGGCCTTTGCGGCCCCTGCGCCACGGGGAGCGCGGACGCGATCGGGGAAGGCGAGTACACCGGCGGGGAGGACGACTAGCATGGAACTGGAGCGGCACGACCTGGACGAGTTGCGGAAGAAGCTGTACCGCGCAGTCGATGGGGTCCTCAAGACCTACGACGCCGGGCGCAAGCGCGCGGTCGAGGCGATCGCGGAAGCGGTGCGCGAATATCGGATTGGGCAGAAGGTCAAGCTGTCGAAGGATGCCAAGAACACGGGCGGCAAGATCGGCGTCATCAGAAAGTTACTCCCCAAGTCGGGGATGCTGGTCCTTGAGGTCGAGGGCACGCAGTGGCGCATCGGCCTGGGGCTGATCGAGCGGGAGGAGCAGGCGATCTTGGGTCCTGACGGGGAGCGCGCCTGCAAGAAGTGCCAGGCGCTAATCAGCGCGGGCGCGGAGTCGAAGCGGGCCAAGGAGATGGTTGCCGGTACAGTCGCTGCAAGCCGAAACGGTATGTGCAAAAAATGCTTCGAGGAGTCGAGGGGGTAACATGACGACCAAGAACAAGCCGACGCACACCCCAGGCCCGTGGGAGTTCCGCAAACAATCCATATCGCCTGTAGGGACCCGTGATCTTTACGGGGTTGGGCCCGTGATTGATCGTGCAGTTTGGTTCGTCGCAGAAAGTGTAGCCGAGAATGATGTCCGCCTCATCGCTGCCGCGCCGGACCTGCTGGAGGCCGCTCAAGCCTATCTAGGGGTAATCCAAGGCGACAATTCGCCGGAGGCTAATGCTCTGCGCGCCGCCATAGCCAAAGCTGACGGGGGGCGCCCATGACCGAGTGGATCGTGATCGTGAAGGCGAAGGACACCCCGTGGTCGAAGGCCACCAGCTACGGCTTCGATTGCGAGAGGGACGCGCGGCGGTTTGCGGAGGTCGCCGCTGATCTGGGCGGGCGGTGCCGGGTTCGGCGCGTGGTCCTGCGGCCTGGGCTCGATATCGACTTAGGCGGCGATGATGCCTTCGACCGCGCGGAACAGATGGAGGAAGCAACGCCATGAAGAAGATCACGCTCAAGCAGTACGTCGAGAAGATGGGGAGCCAGGAGAGCGCGGCGCATGGGATCGGCGTATCCTTCAAGACGGTCAACCGTTGGCTCAAGGGCCACGAAGAACCGCGCGGACTGAGCCTCCGACGGTTGGAGGATATGGGCATCATGGTCCGCTAGACAATCCGCCCCCGTTCTATGGTAGAATGCCCCCGTGATGAGTGGCGGGGGTTTTCTATTTTGAGTGCCCCCAGGAGTCGCTAGGCCAACAGCCCCGCGCTCATCACACTGGGGGCCTCTTCATTTTGCGCGCAAGCGCGGGAGGACGGGATGGAGCAAGTCGAGGAGAGGACGGGACGGGAGATCGTACCTCAGGAGTTCGGGCGGGAGCAGATCGACCTCATCAAGCAGACGGTCGCAAAGGGCACGACGGACAACGAGCTCAAACTGTTCCTGTACACGGCAAAGCGGACGGGACTCGATCCGCTCTTGAAACAGATCCACGCGGTCAAGCGGTGGTCGAAGGCGGACAACCGAGAGGTGATGGCCATACAAACTGGAATAGACGGGTACCGGCTGATCGCGGAGCGCACGGGAAAATACGCGCCCGGAAAAGAGCCCACCTACACATACGACGACAAGGGCGGGATCGTCTCCGCTACGGCCTACGTCAAGAAGCTGGCGGGCGGGGAATGGCACGAGAGCGGGGCTACGGCGTTCTTAGAGGAGTACGCTGGGCGGACGAAGGACGGTAAACCGAACACGATGTGGGCGAAGATGCCGCACGTCATGATCGCCAAGTGCGCCGAGGCGTTGGCCCTGCGGCGGGCGTTCCCTGCGGAGATGTCGGGCGTCTGTACGTTCGAGGAGATGGGGCAGGAGGAGAACCCAACCGGAGCGGCGCGCGCGGGCGCGTCGGCGCAGAGCCCGGTCAGCGGCCCAGAGGACGGCGCGGACGACACGAATGACAAGTGCGGATCGGACGCTGCGGAGCAGTTCATCACCGAGAAGCAGGGCAAACGCGCTTTTGCTATTTGGCGTGGGGCGCAGAAGACAGACGCGGAGGTCAAGGAGCATCTCAAAAATAAGTACGGGCTCGATGGAACGCGGCGTATGGCCGCCCAGGTCTATGAGGAGTTCGTCACCTGGTGCGGCGACAGCAGAACCAACAAAGATGGCGTCTCGTAAAGTAGGACCGCGCTGGGGCGGTTCCCCCGGCGCAATTTTCCGTTTCGACCCCACCGAGCATCGCTATTGGCTGGGCGACGAGGAGGTCCCCGGGTTCACGGCGATTTGCCGGGACATGGGTATCAGCGAGACCAATCCATTCTACACCGAGGAGGGCCGGGAGGAGGGAATCGCCCTGCATAAGTGGCTTATATTCCTGGCGTCCGGGCGGGAGTCGAAGAAGGCTCCTGACGAGCGCATCGCCGGTCGGGTCGAGGGGATCAGGAAGTTCCTCCGCGAGACGCGCTTCCAGTTCGCGGGAGGAGAGAAGCCGCTCCTGGTCGAGGCCACGCGGTGGGCCTGTACGCCCGACTTGTGGGGATCGATCGGCGGACGATCGTGCTTGATCGAGGCGAAGCGGGGCAAAAAGATGCCTTACCATCGGTTGCAGACGGCGGCTCAACAGATCGCTCTGCGCGCCAACGATTGGAAGGTTATTGACCGTATCGCGCTCTACTTGAAGGACGGCGGCTATAATTTGGAAAAGCATGATGACCTGGCGGATGAGTACCGGTGGCTGTCGGTCGTCGCGGGATATTGGGCAAAGAAGCACTACGCGGGAGGAGTAAATGGGAAATGATGTAGTCGTACTGGAGACGGAGAAGAAAGCCGTCGAGTTCGTGGAGCGCGCGACGGCGATGCAGATTACTGATAACAAGGTGTACCTCGCGGCCGATGCGTTCTGCGTCGGGCTCAAAGAGCTTGAGAAGCAGATCATCGACCACCACAAGGACATGAAGGAGAAGGCCTGGGCGGCTCACAAGGCGGCGGTCGCGGCGGAGACGAAGGCCCTCGCCCCAGTGGTCGAGGCCCGGAAGATCGTCAAGGGTAAAATGGGCGCGTGGGAGGACCAGCAGGCCGAGGACCGGAGGCAGGAGGAGGAGCGGCTGCGGAAGGAGGCCGAAAAGAAGGCGGCGGCGGAGCGGGAGAAGCAGGCCAAGGCCGCGCTCAAGGCTGGGGATAAGGAGTTAGCGAAGGAGATCAAAGGCGCGCCCCTCGCGGTTGCTCCGGTCGTTCTGCCGGATAACGTGCCCCAGGCCAGGACTGTGATCCAGAAGCGGTGGTCGTTCCGAATCACCAACCCGGACCTGGTGCCCAGAGAGTACGCGAAGCCGGATGAAGTGAAGATCGGCGGCGTGATCCGCGCAACCAAGGGCACCGTGAAGATCCCCGGCGTCGAGGCGTTCGAGGTCACCTGCTGATGGCCCAACGCAAGAACGAAGCGCGGCTGCCTGAGCTTGCTGAGTTTGCGGATTGGTTCGGGGAAATCGCCGATGAGATCGATGCCGTCCAGGGCCTCTTGTCGGAGCGGTTGAGTGACGACGCGGTGATCCTCACGGAGCAGATGAGCAGTATCGAGGCGTGGCACGCGCGGATGAACACCTTGCTCGCGGACGCAAACAGCTACCTCGATCTGGCGCAACACCGGGAACTCATGACCATCGACCGGGAACTCACGGTCCTCGAGCGCGAGACGATCCTAAACGCAAAGGTCGTTACCGAGCGGCGGGTGCGGAACATCCTACTCGGGCTGAGCGAGTCGATCAGAAATCGGATGATCCTTGGGATGTCGTCGAGGAAACAGAGTGCTGGCGAGAGGTCGCACCACGCAATATAGGGAGGAGAAAATGGGAAAAATGAAATACGTTATAGTCCGGACGTACTCTGCCGGCGTGTTCGCCGGAGAACTAGAGAGCAGTAGCGGGCAGGAAGTTGTTTTGCGGCATGCGCGTCGTTTGTGGTACTGGGCGGGTGCCGCGTCCTTATCTCAACTAGCGGTGGACGGGACGTCCAAGCCATTGGCTTGTAAGTTCCCCGTGTCTGTTGACCGCATCAAGGTCCTACAGGCAATAGAGATCATCGACGTTACCGAGAAGGCGCGGCAGTCGATAACGGCTGTGCCGGAGTGGTCGGAGTGAGCGGCTCCGGCTACGGCTACGGCGACGGCTCCGGCGGCGGCTCCGGCGACGGCTCCGGCTACGGCTACGGCTCCGGCTACGGCTCCGGCTACGGCTAC